ATACGATGAGGAAAGACAATCCACATACGAAGTAAACTACTTCAGAAGAGATAGATGGGTAGAGCCAACTGAATTTAATCCAATAGGTAGCAGATTCTCAGTACCACCAAATGATTTTTTAAATAGAAATGATGATGGTATTTCGATAATAAGAAAACGATGTGAGGAGGGGTATTCTCAATTATTAAATTATCTGGGGCATAGACATAGTAGCAATCCAAACATAACTGAGAGTTGGATTCAATATTATAATCCCACTTCAGGTAGAGGACACAATCAGCATAATCATTGTAGATGGCAGCCCGATGAAGAAACGAATTTAAGTTTCGTTGGTGGATATTATTTATCGGATGGAAACCCATTAGCAGACCATCCATATAGTGGAGTATTCACATTTCATATTAGAGGAATGGCACACTTCATCAGACCAAAGAAAGGAATGTTAATCATTTGGCCGTATGACATTGTACATTCAGTTAAACCATTTTATGGACAAAGCCATCGATGTGTTATCAATTTCAATGTACAAGATGGTGGTGTAAAAATTGAAGAACCCATTCGACAAACCCCTTTACCAAAATTGATATGATTCATTTGGGACACGATATCGTATTATTTAAAAAAGTAATTCCAAATGAATTGATAGAGAAGTTGATTCAATTGAGAATTGCTAATAATGATACGGATAGAATTAATATTCACGAAAAAAATATTGATATTTTTTATGAATTTAATAATTTTTGGTTAGGAACTATTGAACCAAAATTGTTTGATGATTATTTTAAAATTTACAATGTAGATGAAAACAAAGGATTACATGTAAGCGAAAATACAATAAAGAATATTAAAGAATATATTTCAGCCAAATGGCGGGATGTGTTCCTACTTCAATATACTCCCACGACTTCTATAAATTCAGAAAACAATGTACATTGGGATTTTAGTGAGTTAACTACTGTTGGGTGTTTAAGTGGTGATTATAGTGGGGGGAAGCTTATTTTTCCTAGACAAGGTGTTGATATTAAATTGGAGTTGGGGGATGTTATAGTATTTCCCGGAGGTATAACCCATCCACATTATGTTACCCAAACTACATATGGTTGTAGGGATGTTATAGTTGGGCAGAGTTTAACTTTACCACAAGACCATAAAATTAATTATTAGTAAAATGAAATTTATAAGAATACTTTGGGGAGATTATAGTAAGTATGAAAATCAAATACTTGAATCAAAAAACGATAAGCTAAATGAAATGATTTTTGTTTGGGGTAAGGATAATTTTGATAAATTAACTGATATTGGATATGAATGTACTTTAATTAGTGATGACCCATATGATTACAATATAGCTGATAATCATACATTTATAAATTATAAGAGTTTAATTCATAAAATAATTGGAATCGAAACAGCACTTAAAATCTATGATGAAATAGTATTTTTGGATTGGGATTGTAGAAAAACCAAAGATATAGATGATAGATTTTTTGAATTAATACGAAATAAGAATTCAGAAATACAAGTGCCACTATACACATATCCAATACTTGCATTTGAAAGATTGATAAGTGATGCCACCGATATTACAATGTTGAAATTTTTTACAAAATTAAAAATGTATGTTGAGCAGTATTCATTTAAATATGCTGATAATTATATAATCCCAAATACGGGATTCTTCTATTGTTCCAATGTAAAAATAATTGAAAATCTATTAACATTAATTGCAGAAAATGATTTGGAAACAGTGCCCGATGAGTTTTCGGTTTTTCTTTTCACTAAAAGTTTGGGGTTAGATGGGTATATTGAAAAAATAGAACCATTTGTCATCGATGGTAAGGAGCATGGATATCATTGGTGGAATGATATGGAGGCCGATTTTATGAAATACAAGAACAAAACATTGAATAAAGAAATTTACTTCAAACATCTATGAGATTTATTAGAGCATTTTGGGGAGATTTAGACCACCACAATGGTAGACATCGTAAAGAGATTGAGAATACATCAAAAGGTGAACGATTGAATGAATTGGTATATGTGTGGGGCAAGGAGAACGAAAAGTTCATACAATCTTATGGATTTGAAACAAAGTTGATATCAGATAATCCATACGAATATGGTTCAGATTATTTTGAAAACTCCGATACCTTTTTCAAACATAAACTGATGGCTATAAAGTACGGAGTAGAATCAAATGAAACTGGTGCTATATTTTTAGATTGGGATATGGTACAACAAAAGCCAATAGATTCCAATTTCTATTCTCAATTGGTAAATTCATTTTATGTCCCATTGTATTCATTTCCATTTGATTATAAAGATATTGTATTGAGTGAATGGCTGGATATAAGTGAAACCGACAGAAAATATTTAATTAAACATCACGATGTTATTTCAAAATATAATTTTATTTTTAATAAAAATTTTGTAGTACCAAATACTTCATTTGTTTTTTGTAGAGATATTAATATTATCAATGAGATAATACGAATAAATGATGAAGAAGATATTGATATAATTGGTGATGAGACCCCATTTATAGTTTATTTTAAAAACAAAAATATATCGTTGGAGGAGTATATTAAAGAATATGAACCAATTGTTAGTGATGCTAAATTCGATACGCATTTCAATCAAAAGGAGTTGATAAATTATTTTTCAAATTATATAAAAAAAGATTTATATTTTATACATGAGTGAAATTAAAGCAATATTTGTAAATTGGACAAAGCCATTTTTTCATAGAAAAGATGCAGAAGGTTATAATAAGATAAAAATGTCAGATATGGTAACTGATGAATATGATATAATTGATTACGAATTATGGATTCAGAAAGTGGCTGTATTGAGAGCAAAGCAATATATTGGTAAAACTAAATTATATACCGATACAATTGGTTATGAGTTCTATGATAAAATGGGTATGTTGGAATTGTGGGATGAAATTGATGTAGATACTCTCAATGCATTTGATAATGAAAACCAAAATGTAATGGCTGGTAAGTTTTGGACAACTGGCAAATCGATTGTTATTGGTAAACAAACCGAACCATTTATATTTTTGGATAATGATTTTATTATAAGAGGCGAACTACCTAAATGGATTTTTGATTATGATTTGGTTCATACACATTGGGAAATTCAACGTGGTGAGTTTTTTGTATCAAATCAGCAAATCGAAGAAATAGGTGGTATGGATGATTTTGCACAAAATATGCTAATGCCAAACACATCGTTTTTATACATAAATAATTCCGAATTATGTAAAGATTATCTTAAAAAGCATTTGGATATAATAAGTAAAGAATATAAAACCATACCCGAATGGTTGTGGTTATTAGCAGACCAAGGTATAATGGGGTATAGTGCTAGAAAATTAAACTTAAAAGTGGAATCATTGGAAAATACAATATATGTTTCTTATCCGGAAATAGATACATCAAAGGTTGGGTGTGGGTTATTTTGGGTAAACAACCCACAACATATAGCACATGAATTGTTAAACTATGAGCATATCTGGTTCACAAAGCATAGATTCAAAACGGATTTAGAATATAGGAAATTGAAAACCAATGAATTAAAAAATGAATATGAAATGCTTTATTCGGAAATAAATCAAATTAAATTTGGAAAATTGAAATTAATATAGTATATTTGTAAAAATAAAAAGATAGAATATGTGGTTTTTGGTAATATATTTAGTGATGTTTTTAATCACATTGATTGGATTACATAAGTGGAAAGATAAATTAGATATCAATAATTATGATGGACCAAAATCCGAATGGGAAGATTGGGATAGTAACGCAAAAGCATATGCAGCATGGAGTTTAGGTTGGCCAATTATTTGGATGGCTCTAACCGCAATGTTGTTTTGGAAGGGAGTTGTATTGATATCAATTAAAATAGGACAATTAATTAAATAAATAAAACAATGAAAGTTACATTAAACAGAGAGAGTTGGCATTATCGATTATTTAAAAAAGAATTACCATACACAAATGCACCCGCATCACTTTGCCCATACTTTTGGACAATAGTTGGATTGTGTTTGGTTACACCATTCCTATTGGTAGGAAGAGGATTAGAACGACTTAGTAAGTGGGTTTCTAATTTAATACCAAAATCAAAAGAAGTAGTGAAGCCAGAACAATCACACGACGAGTGGTTGAAAGAATGGAATGATAAAATAAAAAAGGATAGGATTAAGCAAGAACGATTGGATAAAATCGGTAAGATAGTTGGTAAAGGACTTTTATATTTACTATTCATCGGAGGATGTATTGGTATTGTATTTGGATTATATACGATAGTAACTGAATCTAAACTTATGGAAATGGCGGTGGCACTTGTAATAGTTGTTAGTATGGTTGGAGTTGTATTAGGATTGGCTTGGGCTATTGAAAAATTCGGACACTACTTAGCAGATTGGATTATCAGTTTCTTTAAATGGATTAACCCATTCAAATGGTCTATTACTAAAATGATTGGATGGATGATAGTTGCTGGATATAAGAAGATGTGTCCATTGGTAGAATGGAGTGGTGAGGAAATAAAAAAAGAACAATATTATGGAAACTAAATTAGGTAGAATTAAATCAATACGATTTGGACTAGGTGGATATCAGGACTCATGTTTAGGACTATCAGTATCATTGGGAGCAGATGGTTGGGCAGTTGGTGATTTCAAAGGAACATGGGATGCCGAATCTATAAAACGTAGTGAATATACCGAATGGACTGAAGAAGATAGAAGTAAAGGATATGATGAAACTATGAGATTCCTTTCCAAATTACTTAAAGAAGCAAAAGTAGATACCGTTGATAAACTGAAAGATATACCAGTAGAAGTAACATTTGATGGGAATCTTTTAAAAGAATGGCGTATTTTAACCGAAGTTATTTAAAATAAATTTGGAAATGTAAAATAGTTTCCGTATATTTGTAAAACAAAACGATAAAACTTAAAGATATGAACGTAAAGCAGGCATTAAAAGCCAAAAACAAATTGGTTGGGGAAATCAAAGAATGTTATAAAATCATTCAATCCCAAAACTCTATTGAGGAAGGAAATCCTCGTAGATATAGTGTGAAAGAGCAAATCGACAAAGTTGCACAATTAACCGATGAGTTGGTTCAATTGAAAGCACAATTACATAGAGCAAACGCTCCAGTGTATGAGAAAATCTTTCAGATGGCTGAAATAAAAGGTATCATCAAAGAATTGAAAAAGATGAGTACCGATGAAGGTAAACAAGACTCTCGTTATGGAAGTGTTGTTTCAGTAAAGGAAGTAGAAGTGAACGTTGTAGAACGTGATACCATCATCAAAGAGTATGAAGCAGAAGTTGAACGTATTCAAAATGAATTAGATATTCATAACTCGAATACGAACATCTAAAAATATTGAGGGAATGGGGGAGATGAAAGTTTTCTTAATATAATCTTACAATCCAACTATGAGGCACATAGCGGATGAACGATTAAGATATAGAACGATAAACAAAATTCAACCCTTTTAGAGTCAACGGTCGCCCACTTTCAATGAATTCAAACTTCTTTGACACCTGGTTATCTTATTAAATCTGATTCGAACCCATAAACTCAAATTATTAAAAATTAAAACTATGTTTGGTAAAAATAAAACTCAAACTCAAACCGAATCGAGAGATTTGGAAATTGAAAGAAATCGTATAGATAGAGAAATAGAATTGTATCGTAGAGAAAAGATGCAAATGGTAAACGCCGATATCGAAAATGAAAAGATTAAGAGATTGAAGGAAATTGCTAATTTAGAAATTCAATGTCATAAAGAAATGGCTGAATATGAGCATGAGTATCATTCTACAAAAGAAGAACGTGGTATTGAGTTAGCTAAGATTGAAGCAAGATTGGAAGTATTGAATAATGTAGAACCTACATTGGTTGATATCATTAAGAATAAAGATGCAGAAATCGAACGATTGGTTACAATTATTGGTTCATTAACTAATATCAGTACTAAAACTAAAAAGTAGTATATATATTTACTACAATGGAAGGATGGCAGAGTTGGTCTATCGCACCGGTCTTGAAAACCGGCGTACTCCAAAGGTACCGTGGGTTCGAATCCTACTCCTTCCGCAAATTGTTGAGTGTTGGAAAAGGTCATCTCTGTTATGACCGGGCAGACAAGCCCTCCTGTCTCGGGGGTGATGAGCACGAAATAGATAAGTAATATGGGGTAGACCACCAGGCGGCCGCCGAAAGTGTTACTTATTGAATCGCATCGTGGAGTGTTCGAATCCTCCCTCAACAGCCTTTAAATTATCAATAAAGTGGAAAAGGATTATAAAATAAATGATGGACATTATTTGGAATTGATGGATAGAATTCACGTTCTAGCTTGCACATTAGATGACCATATATTAAATCACCCATTATCCGAAGCACTGCCGGATGTTCAAAAACAGTTATCCATCGCATTGGATTCCTTAATGGAAGCATACCAAATAGTTGGACACGAAAGTTACATATATGATGAAAAGAATAACCCACATATCGGACACCCACAACAAACACAACCAACTTAATGGTAAATTAGTAGGTGGAGATATCCTCATACATAGTGGGGATATATCATCATTAGGCAGAAAGAGAGAAGTTGAATCATTCATTAAATGGTTCAATGAAATCGATAACTACACTCACAAAATCTTTATCGCAGGTAATCACGATATGTCTTTCGACTCTGAAAAGTTAATGCAAGATAAGATTGATTACTTTGATGGTAAACGTTCAGTATGGGATACCGAAGGTAACACTCACATCCCAGCCGAAGGTAAGCCGGATTGGTTGATTGAATTATTGGAGAATGGATTGAATGATAATGTTTATTATTTAGAAAATTCGGATGTTACAATTGATGGATTAAAAATATGGGGTTCACCTATTACACCATCATTTGGATTTGGTTGGGCATTTAATAAATATAGAGGTTATGATATAAATAAGGTATGGAATGGAATTCCATTGGATACCGATATTGTTATTACACATGGACCTATCTTTGGGTATTGTGATAGAACTCAATATGGAGGGACTAATGTAGGATGTGAACAATTGTATCACAAACTAAATGAGGTTAATCCAAAACTACATTTTTCAGGCCATATCCACGAAGCATACGGATATAGAAGTACGAATTGGGGATACGCCTTTAATGGTTGTAGTTGTGATTTGGGATATATGGTAAACAATATGCCTATGACATTTGATTACGATTTTGAACAAAACGATATAATTGATTTTATAAATAACGAGTTATGATAAAAATATATTTAGATGATGTGAGAACTCCGGTAGAAGCTGGTTGGACAGTAGTTAGAAACTATGACCAATTCGTATCTACTATTCAGTACATCGGATTAGAGAACATAGAACTGATTTCATTAGACCACGATTTGGGAGATACTGCAATGCAAGAATGGCATCGTAATGTTTACCATAACTACGAATTGAATTACGATAACATTACCGAAAAGACTGGGATGGATTGTACAAAGTGGTTAGTTAATCAATGGTTGGATGGTGCTAAAGTAGTGGATGTTGTGGTACATTCCGCTAACGCAATTGGTTCGGCAAATATGATGGGATACATTAATAATTACAGACACATACACAGATTACCACAAAATTGTGTAAGAGTACAAATAGAACATACAGTATGAAAGTAGAATTCGCAGAAAGCTTTGGAGATAGCATAAAAACTCTAATTAGACACAATAGTTGGTGGTATAAGATATACGAAACTTTTCGATATGATATTCCAGCATTCGTAAAGAATGTTTACAGATTCCGTAAAGTATTATGGGAGCATAGATGGTACGATTATCGATACACATTGCAAGCATTACAAACTTCATTATCCATTATGGTTGTTAGATTGGAAGCTGATGGTATGGAGGTTGAAAGTAGTAGAATGAAGAAAGTTACTAAAATCAAAAGAGCAATCGAACTTATTCAACATAAAATGGATGATGATTTCATTGAACGAGCCGAAAGTGAATTGGGTGAGTTAGTAATGCATGATTGGGAATTTGAAGATGTACCAGATATGCCGGGTTCAAGTAGATTAATCGACAATGAAACTAAGGAAGAAAAAGAACACAACCGAAGAGTATTCAAATTAGCTAGAACTATTGAGGATAGAGAGTGGAGAGAGTTGTGGAATATATTCAAAGGACAATCGCATTTAGATTGGAATAAAACAAAGAAAACTCTTAAACCAAACGATATCCAAAGCGCATATGAACAATGGTTCAATGGTTCAGATATGCGAGGTTGGTGGGATTAACACTAAAATAATACATAATGAAAAAATACTTTAATCCGTTATTAACGGCTGGGACAGTTCTGGCATTACTTTATACAATCTATGGACAGAACAAAGAGTTGGCAATATTAAGAGCTAGTGATACTACTTATAAAACAAAGGTAGACTCTTTGGAGATTGAGTTATTCAATTCCAAAAATGAAATAGGTAGATATGAAATCACATTGGATTATTTCAGAGAAGTAAATCCAAAGGAAGCTAATAGATTTGAGAAGTTTCTAATCACCGAAACCGAATAAATACGTAACTGATTGATAATCAAAGGGATATGAAATTATCCCTTTTTTTATGCCTAATATTTCATATTACGATATTCGATATATGTTAATTATTTGTTAAAATTTAGCAAAAAATTTGGCAATGTGGACACTATTTCGTACATTTACTATGTAATAAAAAATGAGAGAAATATGAGTTATACAACATTCGATAGACACGCTGAGATGAGTTCCGAAACGAGAGAACAAATTATGGATTTATTAAATAATGTTAGATTTGATGGTGGGTTTGAACTTACCAATATGATTTACGGATTATTTGATGGGTATTTATATGATACAATCCTAACCATAGGACGTGAACAATTGCACGATGTGGTTTACAAACAATTGGAAGATATAGTTTCTACTATAAAACAATATCCAATAACTAATTTAAAATAATTCAAAAAATATTAGGCTATTACGATTATATTTCGTATATTGCAGAATAATAATTAATAACAACAAATAAATTTCCGAGCTATGAGTTGGTACAACAGATTAAAAAGTGGTGGTGTTCAAAAGAAATCCGCTAGTTCATATTGGTATGATGAGTATAATACATCATACGATTACTTAGATAAGTATAGTGATTTAGATGCAGATAAGTTATCAGCATTTAAGAAAACAAATGACTTGTATAAGTTATCAGCAACGAGGAGAGCTATCTCCAATTTCGTTCAAATCGTTACACAAAAAAGTATTCCGGTTACATTTGCTAGTAAATCAGACTCTATGACTGATGGTAAGAGAGTTATCTTATCGGCTGATGTTGATGATAACTTTGATGTATCGGTTGGGTTGGCATTACACGAAGGTTCTCACATTATCCTTTCCGATTTTAGTTTACTTTCTGAAATGAGTGATATCACCAAAGGTATTAAGAACCTTAGAATAAAAGCTAAAGTAGAAAATGATATCGCTAAAAGTGAGGGATACAATATCCCATATAGCGATGACTATATCAATCAAGCTATTACTCAAAAAATCGATGGTTTAAAATACAAAAAAGGTTTCTCTGAAATGTTTTTACCAACTGGTAAGATTGGTTCAAAAATTGTTTGTAATGGTGAGATTGAAACTCTGATTGGGCAGTTAACCAATTGGATTGAGGACAGACGTATTGACCAATACATCTTCAATTCAGCACCTGGTTATAGAGATTACTACTCTTCAATGTACGACCACTACTTTAATGATAAGATGGTTACTAAGGGGATTGTTTCGGATGAATATACGGATGAAACTATTGATTCTTATATGTTTAGAATTATCAATATTCACAATGAAGAAACAGACCTTTCTAAACTAAAAGGTTTAAGAAGTATTTACCGATTGATTAACTTGAAAGATATTCAACGTTTGAAATCAACCGAAGATGCTTTTAATCTTTCTATTGATGTTGTAGCCGAAATGTTGAAATACATCGCTCTACCAAATGGTGATGAAGAAGAAGAGAAAGTTAATGGTAATGGTGAAGGTAATGGTAGTGGTGATGAGAGTGGTGATGGTGAAGGTAGTGGTGAAACTGCTGGCGATGAGCAAGATGATAGTGGTAATGGAATGAATGTATCGGCAGATGGTACTGATGGAACTCCTTCTGATTCAGATGATAGTTCATCACCTGCTGGAGAAGCTAAAGGTGATGTTAAAGGTAAACAATCTATGACATCGGCTCAGAAAAAACAACTTGATAACAAAATCAAAAAGCAAAAAGACTTTTTAGATGGTAAGGTTAAGAAAAAGCAAGTTAGTAAAACAGAACTTGAGAAGTTAGAAAACATCTCCGCTTCGGATACTGAATTAGTTCGTGTTGGTAATGATTATAATCCAGATGGATATGGTCACAACAAAGGAGTTGATTGTATTGTAGTTAAGAACCTTACTGATAAAATGATTTCTGATTCCGATTTCCCATTCTCTTCAGTTGATTGGAGAAGTGGTGAAGCAGCTAAATGGGCTGAAGAAGAAGTTCGTAAAGGTATAACGTTGGGTACGTTATTAGGTAAGAAGTTACAAGTTCGTAACGAAAGTAGAGAAACCGTTTACTCTCGCCTTACTAAAGGTAAGATTGATGGTAGAATGGTTGCTTCACTTGGATACGATAATGAGAATGTATTCTACACCAAAGAAGTTGACCAATATAAGAAAGCTAATCTTCACATCTCCATAGACTACTCTGGTTCAATGAGTGGTTCAAAGATAAAGAAAGCAATCACTTCTACGGTAGCAATCGTTAAAGCTTGTGAAATGGCTCGTAACATCAACGTTCAGGTATCCATTCGTTCTACTGATAGTGGTTCTCGTTCGTTACCTTACATCGCTGTTGTATATGATTCTCGTAAAGGTAACTTCAGAACGTTCGCTCGTTATATGAGTATCCTAAGAGCAAATAATACAACGCCGGAGGGTTTATGTTTCGAAGCAATTCAGAAGCAATTGATACCATCTACGAATGATTCTGATTCATATTTCTTAAACTTCTCCGATGGGGAACCTTGTTATTCAATCAGTAATGGTGGTGATGGTATTCAATATACCGGCCCTGCCGCCGCTAAACATACTAATAAGCAAATTAAGAAGATGCAAGCAGCTGGTATCAACGTATTATCTTACTTCATTAGTGAGTATAGTGATGTTAAAAACACCAGCTCTTGGAGGTTGTTCGAACAATGTTACGGACGTGATGCAAAAAGTGTTAACGTAGAAAATATGTTCGAAGTTGCCAAAACAATGAATGAGATGTTCTTGAGAAAATCTTAGGCTCGGAAAGCCCTATGGACTGGGAGGGGTGACCCTCCCTTTTCATAACTCTTTCTGTATCAATCACTTATGACTTTTTTGTTAAATATATGTTAAATTATTTGGCAATATGGATATTATTTACTATCTTTACGAAGTAATAAAAGATAAGAGATGAACACACTACCAAAACACAGACAACTAACTATTAAGGCAGTTGAGTTATTATTCAAAGGGAATAAAACAGAAGCAAACAAACTACTAAAACAGGCTGAAAAAGAAATGAATAAATTTTACAAAAATAATTCACAAAAAGCTTGTGCAATTCAAAATTAATTTGTATATTGCAGAATAAAATTAAGAGATATATTAAACTTTAAAACTGATACTATTATGAGTACTACCAAAACAAAAAAAGATTTGAATGTAGGTTTCACAAATGAAATTTACAAAGTTATTAAAATCGGCCGTTCATTCGCTATGTTAACTACGGATGATAAAACTTATCCAAAAGTAGCCGGAGTTACTAAAGCCAGAATGAAAACGGCTGAAGCTGAAGGTAAAGCAATTAGAGGTTACGTTGGTAAGAGTGGAGCATTAACCTACAAATTAGTAGAGATGGATGAATTCAAAACATTGGCTCAACCTACTTCAGAAAACACCGCTAGTTCGGTTACCGAATCATTCGATACACATGAGGCTCTTAAAGATTTCATCCACCAAAACGGACAGGATTTAAAACCTAAAGGGTTATTCATCGAACCATTGAAATGGAAGTACTTACTTCGTTCAGCAGTTCGTGGTAAAAACATTATGATGTGTGGACCGACTGGATGTGGTAAAACATTGGCGGCTCAATCATTGGTTAAATCACTTAACCGACCTGATTTCTACTTCAACTTAGGAGCAACGCAAGACCCGAGAGCAACCTTAATTGGTAACACCCACTTCGATAAAGATAAGGGAACTTTCTTTAGTGAATCGGCTTTCGTTAAAGCAATCAAAACTCCAAACGCAATCATCTTATTAGATGAGTTGAGTAGAGCTCACCCAGAAGCATGGAATATCTTAATGACTGTGTTAGACCAGGGACAACGTTACTTACGTTTGGATGAGGCTGAGGGTTCGCCAATTGTGAATGTAGCAAGTGGAGTTACTTTCATCGCTACCGCTAACGTTGGTAACGAATATACATCAACTCGTATTATGGACCGTGCTATGATGGACCGATTCGTAACGATTGAGATGGATTTATTAGATAAACAATCGGAGTTCGATTTATTGAAACTTATCTACCCAGAGGCTGATGAGTATTCATTGAACGCCTTAGCAGAAATCGCTTCAACTACTCGTGAGTTGATTAAGACAGATGCAAGTAAAGTTTCAACTACGGTTTCGACTCGTACCAATGTAGAAGCAGCCGGTTTGATTTATGATGGGTTTACCTTATTGGAAGCAGCTGATATCGCTATCCTTCCTTACTTCTCTAATGATGGAGGTTTAGACTCAGAGAGAGTGTTTATGAAACAGCTAGTTCAGAAATACATCAAAGATGATGAAGCGGAAAGCAAACTCTTCAATGATGCAAAAGATGAAGTAGTAGAAGATACTATTGTGTGGTAGTAATAGTTTAATAGTTGATTGGAAGGGGAAAGTAAAATTTCCCCTTTCTTTCTTAAAAAAGCCACCAAAAAATTTGGCAATATCGATAGAATTTCGTATATTGCAGTATAAAAATTAAGAAACTTAAACTTTAAAATTTAAAATTATGGGATTAGACAGTTATTTGTACAAAAAGAATTATGTTAGACAAGGTGAATGGGTTAAACCCGAATTCAGAACCGAAGTTGAGGTGAAAACCGGCGGTGAGATTGATAAGAATATCAAACCGGAACGTATTAGATATATCGTTGAAGAGGTTGCCTATTGGAGAAAAGCAAATCAAATCCACAATTGGTTTGTTCAAAATGTTCAGAATGGTGTTGATGAATGCCAGAACTCCTATGTTAGTAGGGAGAAGTTAGAAGAGTTGTTAGATGTGTGTACTAAGGTTATCGCTGATAATACATTAGCAGAAACGTTATTACCATCCGCTAGTGGGTTTTTCTTCGGAGGAACGGAATATGATGAGTGGTATTATCAGGATGTTACTAACACTATCGAATACTTAACCGAAATCTTAAAAGAAGAGGAGGCTGATGAATTTGAGTATTACGCTTCTTGGTAATCAAATCTCACCAACTATGATACAGAAATTATTACAAAAAATCGAATCAAAGATTCTAACCAAATTATTTAAAAGATGGGTAGCTGATGAGTGGGATTTGGAATTATTACAAATGACCGCTACAATGATTCACAACAGAGAGGATGAAGTAAAAGAATTCGTTAACTTCGAACCCAGAATGGAAATATCTGGTTTCAAAAACAAAATATAAATTATGGCACATATTGATATTGATTTGGATGATATCCTATATAGCTTGAGTAGCTATGAGAAACAGCAATTAGCAGATGAACTATATGAAGATGGTTACGTAGCTAAAAAAGATGCATCCGAAATGAGTATGGATGATGAGTGGAATGAATCAGTTAATAAACTGTTCAATAGCAAATGGAGATTATCCAAAGAAGATGAGGAAATAATTTTACAAATAACAAATAAATTAATATAAAAAATGAATAGACTTAAAAAAATCACAGCTCCCTTTTTGGTGTTAGGGATAATCTTATTGATATTTCAATTTGTAATCACACCAACCTTATCAGCCGCTAGTACAATTCTGAATATCTTTGGTGTTGCCATCGCATTTGTGGTTGGGTTGTTTGCATATTTCTATGTAGATATGCTAATCAATGGTGTACCTCCATCGGAAAGTACTCCGGAACCTGGCGAAACTGAATTGGATTACATTCCACAACCAGAACCAAAACCAAAACGTAAATATACAAAGAAACCTAAACAATAAAGTATGGCAAATTATGACAGATGGGGTAACCCATTATCGCAAGAACAAGAACAATTATTAGAACAACAAAAATTAGCAAAAAACAAACAAATCAAAACAATTATGAGATTAATTTTCGGAGGAATTGCATTCCTAATTTTATCGGTATTTTTATTCAATTCATGTGAACGAATTGATGCAGGACACGTTGGTGTTAAAGTAAATCAGTATGGTGATAACAAGGGAGTAGATGATGTAACGGCGGTTACTGGTATGGTGTTCTACAATCCAATTACCACTAAAATTTATGAATTTCCAACATTCATTCAACACAAAGAGTATAGAAAAACGGCAGATGAAGATAATTCATTCATCGTAAACTCAAAAGATGGTTCTGAATTTAGTGTATCGCCTATTATGAACTATTCAGTACAAAGAGATAAAGTACCGGCAATCTTCGCTAAGTATCGTAGAAGTTTACCGGAAATCGAAGAAGGTTTCTTAAAAACGGCAGTATATGACGCATTCCGTTTGGCAACTAATAAATACACAGCAGATGAATTGATTTCTAATAGAGCAGTATTCGAAGTAGAGGTACGAAGATTATTGGATGCACAATTATTAAAAGAAGGATTTGTTATCAATCAGTTCACATCGAATTTGATTTATCCTGAAACATTCAAACGTTCAATCGAAGCTAAGAACAACGCAGTTCAATCAGCATTGAGAGCAGAGAATGAAGTTAAAACGGCTGAAGCACAGGCGAAGATTAAAGTAGCAACCGCAAATGGTAACGCTCAGGCAATGTTAACCGCCGCAAAAGCTGAAGCTGAAGCAAATAGTTTGAAACAACGTACAATTACACCAATGTTATTACAATTAGAATGGATTAACAAATGGGATGGTAAGTTGCCAGTTTATGGAACTGCACCGCAATTGTATAAAGGAATGAAATAAGATAGTTTGGAACGAGTAGGGGTTCGAATCCCCTACTATCTTCTAATAATAAAAAACCACCACTATGAAAAAATTAATTACATTATTATCGTTAGTAGTATCACTAACAAGTTGTTCAGAATTAAGACATGTAACATCGGATGGATTAACATATGAGAATGGAAACATTTACCACAATGGCGATGTAATCGCTAAATTAAGTGGTGTTGAAGTTGCATATGATAATCGTAAACTTGTTACCGAAGCAACATTCAAATTGACGAGTTCAAATTATAATCACTTCGCATATGGGATTATAAAATTAGTTACAAATAAAAACCCTAAATGGGAAGTTGAGGTTGAAATAGAAGCTACTCCTGATATCTTAAAATAAAAAACATATTCAATGGCAAATCATATAGAAAATTTCATTCGTGTTTTAAATGCAGATGAAAACGTTTTAAACGAAGTAAAGAGAATCTTCGAAAAAGAAGAAGGACAATATGATGTTCACACCGAAGACCTTGCGCAAAGAGTGTTTGGAGATGAAACTCCATTGGAATATGATAGAGATTGGTATTGTACTAATTGTGGTGCTAAGTGGATGTATGGGCACATTGAGGGTGATGATGTTGATGATATTAGTATTGAGATAACATCGGCTTGGGATGATGTAAATGGGTGGGTAGCTAGATTTGCAGAAAACCTAAGAAAGATAAAACCAGATGTAGTTGTCTATAATACATACGAAGATGAGGGATATAACTTTGCCGGAGTATATTATACATCAGCTGAATACGATGATAATGAGGGTATTGATATGAATGAGTACGATGTTACTCAAATTTGGGAAGATGATGAAGTTAGAGATGAATACTTCGAAGAGTTGAATTCTATTTTACAAATGCACATTGATTGTCACAAAGAAGCAATAGAAGATTTAAAAAACGAACAAAATGAAAACATTTAATGATTTAACATTCCGAACTCTGCCAGATGGTATGGGTATCGCAGCAAGAACATTTTTTGATAATGGATATGGTGTTAGTGTTGTAAAAGGACCTTACACTTATGGTGGTCCAAATGGACTATACGAACTTGCTGTATTGAATAGTGAAGGAGAAATAAGTTATAATACAGATGTAACCGATGATGTAATCGGATATCTTACAGAAAATGAAGTTAGTGAAGTTTTAATTAAAATACAACGATTATAAAAACACTTTATAGCAAAATTTGATTAAAAATGTTAAAACAATCGCTTTTATTTACAAAAGATGAATGCAATCGTATCATTGAATTTAAAAACAAATATCAATTATTAGGTGATAATGGTAGATGGAATAAATTTGATAATTTCAGATACAAATTTTATACATTAGATGAACCCACCGATATAGATTGGGCTATTGATAGAATGTGTAATTATTTTGAACAAGAAATGAATTTACATATTTTCTTTAGACCAACAAAACTAAATCTACACCACTACACATCCGGAGATGAGTTTGGTAAACATATTGATAAAGGAACTCCTATAAAAGAATGGAATGTTGGTATTATTCTAAATGATGAATTTGAAGGTGGTGATTATATTATTTATGATGTAAATGATAATCCAATTGTAATAGATAAAAAAGTTGGAAATGTTTGCATTTACCAATCACAAACTCCACATGAAGTTACACCAATTATAAGTGGAGAAAGATGGGCAATTGCGATGTTTATACATAAATTTAGAATGCAACCGCATCCCGAGAAAATTATATAAAAAATTATTAAATTAATATAAGAATGAAAGTAATATTTTTAGATAACGATGGTGTAATTTGTCTCTCAAACAATTGGGGAAGTAGAGGTAAGAAATGGAAGAAGTATCGTTTAGATACTCCCGAAGCATCCTCAATTCTAAAAGAAGCTCCGGTGAATGTAAGATTGGATAATTTTGATACAAAGGCAATCAATGTATTAAATGAGATACTCGATGAAACTGGGGCTGAAATAGTTGTTAGTTCAGATTGGAAATTACATGCTACATTGGAGGAGTTGGGTGATTACTATATCGAACAAGGTATTAGTAAACGACCAATTGCATTTACACCAAACTTAGGTGACTTCGATGAATCAGCAGATGGGCTTTTCAGTTGGAAAGGTTGGTATAGTAAAAAAAGAATATTGGAAATTAACAAATATTTGGAATTACATACCGAAGTAGAACAATGGGTTGCAATAGATGACCTTAATATGAGTCCAGAATGGAATCAAGGACATGGATTGGATAACTTCGTATTAACTGCTAGAAGTAACGAAGGAATAAAACAATGTGGAATTAAAGAGAAAGTAATAGAATTTTTAAAATAGGTAATAAGATGGCAAGACGATACACAAAAGTTCAAGTTCAGGAATTGAGAGATAAACGCAAATTCTCAAAACCAAAAGGTGGTGAAGTTACACAAGAGTTTTGGGATAAGAAGTTAGGTAGATTACTTGCAGCAGGTCACTTACGAATTGGTGGGTTTAATACTATGCAAATAAACCGTGAACAATTAGATATTGGATTTTGGAATACGCCATTAGCAGTAGAGTCGGAAACTAAGACGTTGGTGGATACTACAATATCGTTTAAAACAATTAAACAAAATAGTGAGTATGGGGATGCTCCTCACATTACTGGGTATTTGGAATCGGCATCCAATGCTGATAAAAGACCTTATCGTATTAAGGGATGGTTCAACCCCGATGGCACTATTCGACTCGAATTAGTGGATTAATATGTGATTTTTTTATAATATTGTAACTCGCTGATTATCATAGGTTTATAACTTATTGGTAATCAGCGAGTTATGCTATTTTTGAAAATAAGTACCAAAATATTTGGCAGCATCGGCAAAAAGTTGTATATTGTAGTATAATAAATGAGATAAGAGATATGTACAAAACCTACTACGATGTAAACATACTATCCGCATCGGGTGATACAATCATCATCAAAGGGATAACAAATGGTTCGTTGGTTAGTTTAACCAGAAACATTGATACTATTCAGAACATTCAAATCATTAAACAATACGATAAAAAAATCAAATAATATGCAAGAAAAAGAATCAAAAACAAATTGGCATTTTAGAATTAGTATAGTTAAATCTGCATTACGAATTACCGCTGGTATCGCATTATGTAAATCTGATATTTTGTACGCAGGTGTATTATTCATTCTGGCTGAAATATTGGGAGTTATTGAGGAACTTTAATGTTAAATAAATGTTAAAGTCCTTGACTTTGGACTCAAAATGTTGTATATTTGAATATAAGATTGAGAGAGAGATTAACCTTAAAATTTAAAAATATGAGTAAGATAAACGAATTAAAATCAGCAGTTGGTAGAGTATTTTCCGATAATCATTCATCTACACTTAGTAGTATGTTGGTATCGGTAAGTAGATGTGGAAATGTGTGTTACACAATGGAGATGCCATCCCAATACAAATGTGGGAATAAGAATCCAAAGAAAGGTATTAAAAAACAACCATCTTGGTTAGTGTGGAACGGATTGTTCTACTAATAAACAAATAAAACTTAAAACTTAAAACTTAAAATTATGGCCACATCAAATTTTCACAATGTAAACGCTTCAAGAATCTTCGCAGTTGAATTAGAAAACGACTTCGATTATGAAGATTTAGTTGATAACTTAGAATCAGAATTCAATAACCATACTGATTTTTCAGATTATGGTAAATCAGACCCAAATGAATTGAGGTCATATTCATCCAAATCATTAGGCTCATTTAGTAATACGGTAACCATCGGTGAGGATGATGTTGAAATATATGTTACACCTGTTATTCGTAGTGGTTACTATGAAGGATGTAATTTAGATTGGCACGTTAGTTTGTATGTTAATGGATACCAAGATGATGAATACGCTGATGATTCATTAGTAACCGCAATATGTGAAGGTTATGTGGAGTTTATCGAAAATATTTACTCTCAATATTCAGAAC